ATGTTTTTAGACAAAACTTAGACGACACGTTTGGTAAAGACGAAGTCAAAGAAGGTATTCGTATCATCACACAACGAGAACAAAATCCTGAACTAGCAAAAATGTTTTTCAAAGCAGATGAGAGTCTAGAAGACGATCTCGTTAATTTGTTAGAGACACGTTATATGGGTAGCGAACGATTAATGGCTCACCCATTTAGTTTCAATAGACGTGGACCGGGGGCCGCGGACCGTTACAAGCAAATTAATGACAGTGGCATGAGACTAACTGATCTACCAGGTGGACCAGCTGATAAAAATTTATATGGAAAACATTTTGGTGAAATGAAAGATACGACTGCTGGTGTTAGCGGCGAACGAGTTTACAAAAACGCAAGACCTACAATACTTGATGAAGTTCCTGCAGAAAAAGTTGATGATGTTATTGACGGCAAACTAGTAGAAGATAGTTTGTACGACACATCTATAGCAGACATACCTCTAATCAATAGAATGATGAAAGAAACAGGCAAGACTGAAACAGAGATTAGAGAAGCAATTGTTGACATGGCTAACGAAGGTTATGAGTCTGGTAGTTCTAAATTAATGAGAATGAGTGACGACGATAGACTAAGAGCCTACATAAGTAACAAACAAGCTGTGCCTAGAGAAACAGAACAGTTTGTTGACGATATGTTTGAAAAATTAGATTACACAAAACCATTAGATACTGGGGATGACATACTTGCTAACATGAGAAAAATGGAAGCAGAAGTTACAGCTATGAAAGAAATAGCAGAAGCAGAACAGATGCAGTATGGACAAGGCATGGATGCTTTTAGAAGAATGTTAGATGATGGCGAAGATCCAGCAGAAGCATTGGAGTTTTTGAAAAATGTATTTAAGAGAACAGAGAATGCAGACGGCGGCCGTGTTGGTATGGCGCTAGGCGGAGCGGCTAAAGGTATTATGCAGGCAATCAAACTTGCAGCAAAAGGCATTAAACCGTTTGGACAGAAACAAACTTACAAACAAAAAGTAACAAGCAAAGGTGTGAGCAAAGAACAGTTTGACGAAATATTTAAAAAACAACTTAACAAAGTTCCTGACGAAGTTTCTGATGAAGCAACCGGCAGAGGTTTATATCAAAGTTTATTAGAAGCAGAGGCTGTAATAACAGGTCAGAAACTTGGATTACTTACACAAGCGCAAAGAACAAAAATTGCAAAAGCCATGACAGAAAAAGTTTCTAAACAAATTTATGACAATCCTGTTTCTGGTTTAAACAATGATTATCTAGAATACATGGATGATGCTATTGGAAGAATGGATGCCATACTTGAGATAGAAAAACTAGGAGGGGACCTAACACCAAAACCAATTTATGATGGCAAAGAAATAATTGCAGCTGGAATAGATTTTAGTCAATTAGATAAATTAGGGAAAAAAACAAATAACGTCATTCCATTTAAACCAAGAGAGAAAAAATATTCTGGCGGTCTAGCAGGAATACTAAGACAACTTTTAAGAAGATCAGGAATGAGTGCGCCCGATAAAGTTGCAGATAAAAAACAAATACAGAATGTAATTAGAGATCCAAATACAGAACTTGAAAGAAGATATACTGAGGCTTTTGATGGCACACCAGCTACACCAGCAAACAGAATGACGATTGATGAGATTAGAGACATGGTGCAGAAAGATCCAAGGTATGACAAACTAACCGCAAAACAAATGGATCAAGTTATAATAAAAGAAACTATCCGTGCAGACTTTGCATACAACATGGGAATTAAACCAGAAGATGTTGGAGACGATATTGTAGAGATGTTGTACAGAGAAAGATATCAGAACAGATTTGGATTTATTGGAGGGGGTATTGTTAATACTCTTGCAGCTCCAGAATCTACAGTAGCGCAACGAAATGCAATGACTAACGAAGACCTTTTTGCAAAAATGGATAGTCCTTATGTTCAGCAGTCACAGCAAGCGGCACAGTCACCTGTGACTCAGTCTTCATCATACGCAGCCATTTCTCCATACTTTGCGAGCGGCGGCCCGTTTGAGCAAGCAATGCAAAGGCAACAAGAGTTTCAGTTAAGACAAGACGAAGCTATGTCACAAAGAAGAATGGCGGAACTGGATGCCCAACAAGGACTAGCAGATACCTATTCTGGCATGGAAGACTTTCAGGGGGTAGGCATGCAGTTAGATCAACAAATAGATAATTTAGGAAAAGGATTATCACAAGGCCAACAGCAGATACGAGAGCAGATCGCACAACTAAACCCTAATCAAACACAAACTGGTCTTCAATCTCAAAATGTGTTAAACACAGGGGGCCTAGGAAATTTATTCGGACTAAGGAGTTAATATGGCAATAGACAAAAACATACCTGATCAAGGAATTGATGAAGCTAAACTAGAAAAAGAAGTGTTTAGCGAAGAGGTAGAACTAGAGGCACAAGAGCCAGAAGAAGCACCAAACGTAGAGATGTTTGAGGATGGTGGAGCTGTGGTTAATTTTGGAGAACCTCAACAACCACAAATGCAGCAAGGTCACGGTGCTAATTTAGCAGAAGAGCTAGAAGACGATATTCTTAACGATATTTCCGACGAAGTTATAAAAAACTTTGAGGATTGCAGAGCATCTAGATCAGACTGGGAACAAACTTACGTTAACGGACTTGATCTACTTGGTTTTAAATACGAGGATAGAACAGAACCCTTCCAAGGCAGTAGTGGAGCCACTCACCCAGTGCTTGCCGAAGCTGTAACACAATTCCAAGCTCTCGCTTATAAAGAGTTAATGCCAGCAGGCGGCCCTGTAAGAACACAAATTATAGGACTGGAAACACCCGACAAGGTAAAACAATCACAGCGTGTAAAAGAGTTTATGAACTATCAGCTTATGATTGAGATGAAAGAGTACGAACCTGAGTTTGATCAGATGCTTTTCAACCTGCCTTTGTCAGGATCGACGTTTAAAAAAGTTTATTATGATGCAGTTCTTGGTCGTTGTGTGTCAAAATTTGTTCCAGCAGAAGATTTATACGTTCCATACACTTCTACATCGCTAGATGACACAGATTGCATCATTCACAAGGTCAAAATGACAAAAAATGACCTAATTCAGAACCAATTAGCGGGTTTATATCGAGATATTGACCTAGAGGGCAACGAAAATTACGAAAATGATCAAATTACAGAGAAAAAAGACGAATTATCGGGCGTAGACCCTAAAAATGATGATGTTTACACCATTTTAGAGGCCCACATGCACCTAGAAATCGAAGGTTTAGAGGATATTGACCCTAAAACCAACGAATCTACAGGCATAAAGTTTCCTTACATCGTAACTTTGGACGAAGGTTCAGGGAAAATTCTTAGCATCACTAAAAACTGGGATGAACAGGACCAGTTGAAGAGACGCAAAGATTATTTCGTCCACTTTAAATTTCTACCAGGACTCGGGTTCTATGGATTTGGCTTAATTCACATGATCGGTGGTCTGTCACGAACTGCAACAGCAGCTTTGAGACAATTATTAGACGCCGGCACCTTGTCAAACTTACCAGCCGGATTCAAGATGCGAGGCATCCGCGTCAGAGACGAAGCTCAACCGTTGCAGCCGGGCGAGTTCCGTGACGTCGATGCACCTGGTGGAAGATTAGACGATGCATTTAAGATTTTACCGTTTAAAGGTCCAGACAACACACTATTACAACTTATGGGTGTAGTTGTTTCTGCAGGACAACGATTCGCGAGCATTGCTGACCTACAAGTTGGTGATGGCAATCAATCAGCGGCTGTTGGTACAACAGTTGCGCTCTTGGAACGTGGATCGCGGGTCATGTCTGCTATTCACAAAAGAATTTATGCAGCAATGAAGAATGAATTTGGATTATTAGAAAAAGTTTTTGTAACTTCTTTACCACCATTCTATCCATACGATGTTGTAGGTGGACAAAACCAAATTTACAAAACTGACTTTGATCAAAAAGTAGATATCATTCCTGTTGCTGATCCAAACATCTTTTCACAAACACAACGTATTGCGATTGCACAAAGTGAGTTACAAATTGCAATGTCAAACCCACAACTGCACAATGTGTACCATGCGTACAGACATTTGTACGAAGCGCTGGGTGTAAAAGACGTAGATCTAGTTTTACCACCGCCACCAGTGCCACAAGCAATGGACCCTAGTACAGAAAACGTATTAGCGTTGAATGGTAAAAAGATACAAGCTTTTCCAAAACAAGATCACCAAGCTCACATGAAAGCACACTTATTGTTTATGGGCACAACTGTTTGTAGGAACAATCCGCAAGCATTAGGTATCTTACAACAGAATTGTATGGAACATATTAATCTTATGTCACAGGAACAAGTTGAAATGGAGTTTGCTGAAGATATTGCAAAAATCAATCAAATGCAGCAAGCTATGCAACCTATTGTACAGCAGATGCAGCAAAACCCACAGATGCAACCACCTCAGCAGTTACAGCAATTGCAACAGATGGAAGCACAATTAAAGATACAGATGGAAGCTCGCAAAGCTGTGTTGATTTCTGACTTTATGGAAGACTATTCTAAAGCAGAAAAAGAAACTCTAAATCAAGTAGAAAATGATCCATTATTGAAATTAAAAGACAGAGAATTAGACATCAAAGCAAGAGAAGAACAAGGTCGTAGAGAAGAAAACGAAGAAAAATTAAATCTTGAAAGAGCTAAGATGCTACAAGCTAAAAATACAGCAGAAGATAAGCTAGAACAAAACGACGAACATGCTAAACTAAGAGCAGCTGTTTCTTTAGCAAAAGATGGTATTAAAGAAATGAAAGCTAACGTGGTAACAGGGGATAATTAATGAGCATAATGTCTTTATTTGGTAGAGGAGTCATGCCTCAGTTTCAGATGAGAGGCGGAGGCGGTGGTGCATTTACAAATGTAAGAGAAGACATGTTGCGGACTGCAGCAGCCGGAGAAGCAATGCGTGAGCTTCGCGCTGAAAGCAACGCTGCTAATTTAACAAAATTTAACGACAGCATAGCGGATATAAGAGATTTATTTTCTGAAGAAGACCAAGAAGAAGATCTAATAGAAGAAATGATAAAAGTAAGTCCTTTGGATGCTGTTGCTCCTGACATCAGACCTAGTGGAATAGGTGTGTCACCTGAAGTTGATTACAATATTGACGATATGACAAGTATGGTAGAGGAATCTGCATTGGATACTAGAGCAGCTACTGGGTCAAGAATTCCTGATGTTAGAAGACCAGGCGGGATTGGAGTTTCCCCTGACAAACCTAAAGCAGGAGCTATTCCAAAACCAAGCTCTGGAATATTATCGAATATTTTTAAAGCTGGTAAATATGCAAATCCATTTTCAGCTTTTTTTGGCACGCTATTAAGTCCAACTCCGGCTGGAGAAGGTTCTGACATAGTTCCAGGTATGGAGGAATATACAGGGATGGCAGATGGTGGTATTACTGACGAGTCTTTCTACATTAACGATCGACCGGTAAGTGAAGAGACATACAATTTAAAAGGAAGACAAATGGATTTAAATCCAACTGGCCAAGAAGCTTTTAAAGAAATGACTGAAAAATTTTCTGATATGGACCCTGCAACAATAATGGATATTATAGAAGGTAGATTCCCTGAATATATGGAAGACCCAAATGATCCTTTTGCAGGGATGGCAGATGGTGGTCGTGTTAATTATAACACTGGAGGAGTAGCAGATCCACTTACTTCAGGATTAACTTACGAATATAGTCCATTTATGAATATGCAACAGGGCATAGATTACTATGGTCAATTTGCTGATGCCGTTCCAAATTATGGTCAATTTAGTAAAATAACTTTGCCTGTAGAACCAAGAGACCCATTTCAAGAAGTTAAATCTGATCCTACTAATCCAATATTTACAGACATGGGAACTTTACAAGGCCCAAGGGGAGGACCGGAAGACAGAGGCTCTTATGCTGATAGATTTGGTACCGCAGAAGATCAAGGATATGGTTATTCTGGTACACCTGGAGAAGGTGGGTCAGGTACATTTAATAATCCTGCGTTTGGAGAATACGGAGATACGTTTACTCCAGGTCCTGGAATAGGACAGGCGTATGACGAGTATGGAAGACTTAGAGATATTGGTGTATTAAATGATCTGGGGTTAAATGCTTATGATGCAATGTATGGCGCACCGCAACAAATACCTGGTTTCCTTGGTGCAACAGCAGCTTTATTCGGTAGTTTCTTTGATAGAACAGAAGAAAAGAAACAAAAAGAGATTGATGAGTTTAACGAGATAACAGCAAATCAAGTATTAGAGCGACAGAAAAAAGAACAAGAAGAGAGAGACGCAGCCGCAGCTCAAGCAGCAGCAGAACAAGCAGCAGCAGACGAAGCAGCACAGACTGCAAAAGAAACATACGCAGCTAATCAATATAGTGGTGGAACTGGAAGTGGAGATAATAAACCTAGTGGCACAGGAACATTTAGTGGCGGAACAGTATCAGGATATACAGGGGGAGCTCAGTCTCCTCACAGCTCAATGAGCACAGCTACTCAATCTCAAGTCAACGCTGCAATGAATGCGAATAAAAATAAGAATAAAAATAAGAATAAGAATAAAAATAGTGGCGGAGGTTACCATGGTGGTGGAGCAGATCGTGACGGACCACAAGGTCGGTCTAGATGTTTTGTTAAAGGTACTATGGTTGAGATGGCTGACGGCACTACAAAAGAAATTACAACTATTACTCCTGGAATGGAAACAAGAGGTGGTACAGTTGAGTTTGTTCTACAAGGACTGCCAGTCGATATTTGGGATTACAAAGGAGTAAAAGTTTCTGGAACTCACTGGGTTGTGGAAGACAATCAATTAATTGCTGTTGAAGACAGTAAGCATGGAATTAAAACAGATATGTTTGAACCTGTTTATTCTATGAAAACATCTAAACAAAGAATGTGGGTTAAAGGCATAGAGTTTGGTGACTTTGAATCAGGCACAGATGAAGATTGGGAACCTTATTTTGAAAAAGTAAGACAAGACTTAAATAAAAAATTACA